GTATTGGAAACAACAATACAGATGTGTTCCCTGTTAGATCCAGTAGCTATAACGATTTCCTGAACACCTATGGTGTCTGGAATGGAGATCCAGCATCTAGCACTTTTGACAGAACATATAGTGTTTACATTGCCAAAGAAGCTAGCTACCAAATTCAAGCAGCAGCCGACAATGGTGCTCAAGTGTTTATTGATGGCGGAATAGTAATTGACATGACTCCAGCCAACAGAGACAACGGTAGTTATTGGCAGAAAAACACAGCAACAAATGTAAAGAAACTCAGCGTTGGCATGCACACGTTGAAGATTTCAGCTACTAATTTGAATCTTCAAGGTGCATTTGGTATGACCATAGTGGAAGCTGGTACCCAGAACTTTGCGTTTAACTCACGTCGTCCCCCAGTGCCTTCTGGTAGCCCACAAGGCGGTGATGGTTTATGCGTGCTAGAATTTGACGGTGGTGAGGGTACTGCCAAGATCAAAGAGAACAATGCCTGGAAACAAATCATAGGACAATGGGTGAAAATTGACGGTGCCTGGAAGAAAATCATTGGATCAGCCACCAAAGTCAATGGCACTTGGCAATCACTGTTTGGTGCTGCGCCAATTGCTGTGTCAATAGATCCCAACAACTTTGGTGGACCACCTGCTCCATCTATACCAGTAGCTCCACAACCTGAACCGGATACCGGAGGCGGTGGCGGAGGTGGTGGTTGCAAGATTATATGCACTGTGTTGCACGATCTTGGATTGCTGTCAGATCAGATCTATGCTGCGGATGAACAATTTGGTGAACTGTTGAGATCCACTGACCCAGCAGCCTATTATGGTTATGTAAAATGGGCCAGCGTAGTAGTAGATTGGATGGAAGGGTCTGGTCCACAGTGTATGTTCTGGATACGCGATCCTGAACAAAGATCTAGAAAGCAGCGTGAAATGGCCATACGTTGGGCTCATAGAATTGCTACACCATGGGCACAACACATGGCCTACAAGATGGGAGCTGCGCCAGAAGATAGTCGTGCCGGACGCTGGATTATGAACACTGGTTTGGCTATCAGCAGAGCAATTGGCAAAGTAACAGGTACCAAAGAGCCCAGTAAGTCAGTAACACTTGGCTATGCAATGTGGACAGTGTTTGCTGTGTTCTGGTTGTTGGCAGGAGTAAAAGGACAGTAATGGGAATCAGTATCCAGGAGTTTTTAGCAGGTCGTGAACCTTGTGAAGTGTGCGACTCTACGGGCGATCAACATCATTGTATCACAGAGTTGTTGAGTCGTCAAGACAGTTGCATACTTTTCAATGCCATGGGATTGAATCAAACCGAGCAAATTTTAAACGACACAGCACTATTACAAGAGTTACGATCTGTAATAGATCCTAATCAAGTGTTAGACTATTATATGCGTAGTCAACAAATCACACAAGACATCAACAGCCGACCCAACAGTATAGATATTTGGAATCATATCTATAATCAATATCTTACACCAGTTATCACACGTCTGAGATCACGAGATCGACAAGGAACGTTTGACGAAATCATGCAAGTGGTTACAGAGCTAGAAAGAAGTTATGGTGTTAAACACTAAAACTTGATCCACAGCCGCATGTGGTTTGCGCATTGGGATTTTTTATAGTAAAACTTGATCCGTGAATATCTTCAACGTAGTCAATGTCGGCGCCTTGTAGGTACTGTGCGCTCATGGAATCAACAACAAACTTTATTCCTTGAATATCAAGATCAAAGTCATCGTCGTTTTTGAGTTCATCAAAGGTGAACCCATATTGAAATCCTGAGCAGCCACCGCCTTGTACAAACACACGTAGCTTTAAATCTGGATTGCCTTCTTCTTGAATAAGCTCTCGCACCTTTTGTACACAATTATCTGTTACGTTTAACATAGATTTTTACTCCTTAAAATTTGCCTAGCCTTGTTGATATTGTCAAAATTCACTGTGCAATGATCACTAAACAATCCTGCTGTGCCTTTTACTTGTCCTTGTATGCCACGATCACATACCACGTTGTAATCAATATTTAAATCATTTAATGTTTCTATCTCATTAAACACAAATCTTTTTTGTATTTTGGTTTCCAAAGGTGCCAAATACAACTGCCAATTGCCTAGTAACTCATATTCGCTGAACCAGCGTAACAAGTGGTGTTTGCCAAATGCTTCCAACGGCACATGTTGTAACAACGTGGTCCAATCGCCGCCTGATGTTTGTTTTATTCTTTCAGCACAACTTGTCCATGTAGTTTTAGACACAGGCATGAACTCTGTGACAAAACTATCCTGTGTTTGCCTTGGGATGCCAAGCACATTCTCTAGCGTTTGATAGTATCCTGTGTAATGAAATTGATTAGGCAGCACAAAATAACACAGTTGACCGTGCTGATAGTAAACGTAGGGCTCTATGCAAAAGGTATCTGGATCTTGTATTAAAAAATATTCACTAGACAAACTGTCAAGAGCAGCCAGTTTTAATGCTTGTTGCTGCAACCAGCCTGCTCTTAGATTGCGCTGGTCTTGCCAATGTTGTATGTCCGGATATTGTGCAATGAATTCACTGTCATTATAAACACAAAAATTCAATGTAGGAAACAATTTACCAATGATGTCAGTGACCTGTACAGCGTGCAATGGAGTTATTATAACTGATAGATCAGGAGCAGGATCTAGATAGTGATCGTAATACAGACTCAAAAGCAAGTTGCCTAACCTCTGAGGCCCAACAGTGATGATCCTGGTGATCACAGTCTTTCGTTGATTACATCCCAGTTAATGATGCGCCAGATGTTGTCAAGATAACGTTCTTTGTCGCTTTGATAATCAAGTGCCCAGGCATGTTCCCACCAGTCTACCAAGATGGCAATGTCCGTGCGGACTTGGTGGTTGGGAATAGTTTTGATTTCGCCCTGAGTGGAGAGATACACCCAGCCTGAGCCCTGTATAGCCATTGCTTTTTCTTTGAATTGATCTTTGAAATCTTCATAGGTCTTGAACTTTTCTTCTATTAGTGTGGCAATCGCGCCTCGGGGACGGTTGGCTGCTTTTGGTTCTCGGAACTGAGGGAAGAATCGATTATGTAAGTAACTACCAGCACGATTAAAATTAGCATTGCCTTCCCCGGCGTTATATCGTTTTGCATATCCTTTGGCCAAACTTTCATAATGGTAGTCAAGTGTAGCTTGACTCATGACTGGCTCCAATGCTTTGCTGTTGTAAGGCAATGGCGTTGTTTCCAGTTTTGCAGGCCTAGTACTGGCTTCCAACAGTTCCAGGGTTTGTCTTAATTCCGGCGCGGTGTTCATATACCTATTTATCGACGTCTGACTATACGGCCTCGGCTGACATCATAAGGGCTGAACTCAATTTCCACTCTATCGCCCAGCAACACTTTGATATTGTGCTGGCGCATCTTGCCCGAAATCACACCCATTACCACTTGCCCGGAGGTTTCCAGTTTCACGCGAAATGTCGCGTTGGGCAAGACGTCAACTACCTGCCCCTCCATACTAAATGCTTCTTCCTTAGCCAATGTTAAACTCTATCTTTTTTACACGATCCCACCTGAAACTGCGCCACGCAGCTTGGTCAATGTCCCAAACTGCACAGACTTCGTTGTTGACTTTTTTGGGTTTGTCAACTGTTTCAGTGACCACGGAGCTACTTGCAGGATCTTTAAAGACAGCTCCAAACGTACTATTTAACGTACAATTCATGGCTCTAATAGAACCATCAGCCTTGGCAAATTCCACTAAAACTCTGCCATCTAACAACAGACCCTTTAGGAACTGTCTAAAAGCTTCGCGTTCAGGTTCAGCGGCTTCTGTATAATAGTTACCAGGTTTACCTTGCAATCTATTCCACATTGATTGTTGTTCAAAATTCATTTAAGCCTCTAGTTCAATTAGTTTAGGAGTATGTCCAGTGGCACGAGCTTCGTGCCCAATATAGCCACGTGGATTGCATACCACACGAGTTGATCCAATGGTGTAATCAAAATCATCGTGCATGTGACCGTGCGTCCAAAGCTGAATTTCTGGATAGTCTAGCATTATGTTGCTGAGGTCTGTAGCATAGCAGCCATTCATTTGATAGTCATGTTTGTACTTGTCATGGATACTTAGGGTACTAGGAGCATGATGTCCTACCACAACTACATGATTGTTATTGATGTTTTGCGCACGACGTTGATCTAGTGTGGCTTGCAACCATTTTACAGTGCTGTCATGCTCATTAACTGCGTCCATGGGCAGAAATTTCCAGTTACCTGTGCTTTTTCCTTTTACACTGTGCTTAACTGCTTGGAAGTCTCGCATCATGTATTCAGCTGATCGTAAAGTCAGCGGATCTCTGCGATTAAAGTCAGTCCAGAAAGTACTGCCAAGAAAAGTATATCCGTGCAATTCCACGCTGCTTTGATTTAAAAAATGTATGTTGCGCAGATTTAGTCGGTCCAGCATGTCGGTAATGATTACATGACTCTGGCTGTAGTCACCATGATAATGTTCATGATTGCCCATGACATAAACAATATCTGGATAGCAATCACTAGCCCTACGGAAAAACTCTGTATAGATCTTGCCACGCTTAACACGGTCAAACCCTGCATTGGGCACGGCATCCCAGCCACCTGTCAAACGACTCTCAGCACGAATGTCCTCTGCAACACAGATATCTCCGCTGAGAATCAACACATCAGCATTGTTTGTGTTTGCGATATTGTAATCACCAAACTCAAGATGTACATCACTGGTTAAATCAATTTTCATTATAATCCTTGGGCACATAAGCAGGCCAACCTATTAGGAACAACAGTCTATCCTGCTCATCTTGAAATTTAAAATCCATGAAGTCTACGTTGGCTGAAGTCATGTATCTATCGCCAGGCAATCCAAATACTTCCACACATCTGGCTAGTATTTCGTTCCAGCGTTCGTTGTAATTATAGTTGATCCGAGCTATGTACATTATCTGCGCATACGTGCAATGTCTTTGGCATCATCGTCAGTGAATATGGGCACAGCATTGCTCTTGTGCATGGTGCCAATGCCCATGACCTTGGTGCCAGTGTACTTTTGAGGTGCCTTGGTAGTTACTGCACCTTTCACGCCAGTGTCAACACTGGGCAGACGCTCAGTGTCACGACCTCTATGATTGAGGCTGTAACCTTTCAGCGGCTTGAATGCTGTGCGTGGCATACGCGGATCAGCTGGTACATGTTTGGCAGAAAAATTAGGAGCAAGTTTTGCCCACTCAGTCTGCTTCACATCCCACTCAGCCTTGAGTTCGCGTTCTCGGCGTGCAGCATCTGCATTTTGATATCGACGTTTGCTGCGGCGCTTGCCTGTAGTGGTAAGCCAAGGACCTTCAAGATGCATGCTCATCAACGGTCTCCAAAGTAGTACATCATACCGTTATTATAACATGCTGTGATTTATTGGTCAATTGGATTTTTTATGCTCTAGATCTTGGATACTGTGCTCAATTGCTGAGCAAAGTTGTCTAGCAGTTGCACGATCCATAATAAAATCGCCCTGCCGTGTGGCATGTCCAGTAAACAGCACACGCCAGGCTTCCAGGATTCTGTTGTATCCAGACTTCCAAAAAGGCACATAGATATCTTTGTAGAAAGTAACTGTGATGTCATCGCAGTCTAGCTCGGGCACAACTTCAACCCAAACGTCAAGATCATGTTGGTTGCTATGGCAGTCACATGCTACCCTAAATGCGTGAGCGTCTTTCCATTCGCCGGTACGCATGATATTTTTTACAGGTTGAGAAAGTGTATCCATGCAAAGATGATAACTGAAAAAACGTGACCTGTCAACCTAGGTTTATCGGAAAAAGATCATGGCCATAAACAAGCTTTGCAGCATAAATCCTACCGATATCACAATGGCAATAAGATGATTCCGGACTACCAAACTTTGACAGAACATTGCTATCAAGCCTGCCCATACCAATACTACCATGTCAAGCATTGGCATGCGATCAGTCCATGCCATCATTACACTGATCAAACTAGGTATTGTGGTGGCATGTAGCAATATCACTGTGAGCAGTTGCAGCGCAGTGGAACTAATGTGGGGTGTATGCTCGCGCAACCACTGAAGTCCTTGTTCTGCATTGAACTGTAAATTGATAGTTTTGAGTTGGTCCAGAATTTTCATCATGTCGCCTGTTTCTTAGGGTTGTAAAAGATGTGCCTGCCAATTTTGATAATTGGTTGGTGCGGCCATCGTGGGTTCACGTAGTCGGCATGATAGTACATGGCATTTTTTAGGCTAGGTAGTCTGAAACCTTCCAAAAGAACTTTCTTGGCAGCTTCACGGCTTTCATCCCACATCGCACGATTGATCGGACGATTCTGCTCACTTCCATCACATAGCCAACTAAATTGACAAACTACAGTAGAGTGGAATACAGTTTTTTGAGAAATAACCTGACAGACATCGTTGGGGAACAACCCACTGGCTGCTCGATTCATTACTACCTGTGCCACAGCGATTTTTCCTTCTGCCGGTTCAAACGCGGCTTCATAGTAAACATTTCTGGTCATGCAATTCAACCTGCGATCGATGTCAGAAACCGAAGTCCTATGAAGGTTCTCGCTGCTATTTATATCCTTGTACTTGATATCAACTGCCCACTTGACTATGTTGAATGAAATCAACAGAGCCAAGGCAAACAGTGCGGTTCGTATAATTGTAGCCATATCTAAATCTCCCTTTGGGGATACCCACAATCCTGATCGTTTCTTGCTTTTCTCAGTCATAAGCATCCTTGAAAGTTTTTCATGGTAGTTTTATATATGGTGCAGATACAGTATGATATACGTAGATAAAACTAAAAGCAGTATATTACTATATTATTGTTTATTTGTCAAATCTGCACACCGGAATTGGACGCATTTTATGCAGATTACGGCGCCGTAATTGGCGATATCTCTGCAATTTTACCTGGTCCGATTCGGAAACTGATTTACGGATTTTCCTTTTGGGCTGTTGATCTAGAGCCATCATGCGCTCTAGATCGGCATAAGTCATGCCAAGTTGATCCTGATCAGTGCGGCCATCTGCCCAAAGTCCATCAGTGGGTTCGGCCTCGATAATTTCACATAAAACGCCCAGTTCGCGTCCCATGTCCCATACTTCGGTTTTGAGACAGTCAGCTATAGGGCTGATGTCTACTCCACCGTCACCATATTTGGTGAAAAATCCTACTCCAAAATCTTCTACGCGGTTTCCTGTGCCCACCACGATGCCTGATTTTGATTGTGCTATCTGATACAAAGTCATCATACGTAATCTTGATCTACTGTTGGCATACGCCAGCTCATTGTTAAACAGCAGTGTGTCAGTTTCAAACTGTTTGAAAGTGGGCGTGAGATCAAGAGTGTAATGAACAACGTTGTCAAAATTGTTATCCAGCCATTCACCATGCTTCAGGCTGAGACTGTGAGTGTGTTGGCTTTGAAGAATAGGCATACTCACAGCAATGGTGGAGATTCCGGTGTGTGCGCACAATGTGGATACCACTGCTGAATCAATGCCTCCGGATACTCCCACAACCAACGACTCAACATGATGCTTTTCGGCGTAGGTCTTGATCCAGTCAACAATGATTTTGATGCGTTTTTTTGCTTTCAAAGTTCAGCCTTTTTTGATTGGTTGTTTGAGTTTGCTAAAAGTTTGCAGTTTTTCTTCTATGCGTTTTTTAACACGGCGATATTTATTGCCAGCTTCACGCAGTTCTTTCCAGTCGTTTTCCATGGCCTCGTCGCAATCTAGCAATCCAAGTTGAGTCTCAATACGTTCCAGAGTTTTCATAACACTTTTACCGTTGATCTCAAGATCTTCTGCATTGATCCTGGCTATGTTCATGTTTTGGGACCAGTTATGGCTAGGACCTGTGGTAGCACCTGTTGTAGCCCAAACTTGTTGATGACCTGCTGTCAGATTACCACTGCCGCTACCACCGGATCCACCATAAGTAATACCTCCACTGCCACCACCACCGCCCCCTAGTATCGTTCCTTGTGTGAGTTGACTTAGATCTATACTGGTTATCTGACTGGTGGTCAATGATGGAATCTGCATGGTTGTAAGATCTTGCCAAGATATAGAATCTGTTTGCCACATTGTTGAAAATGTATTAGCCTGTGGCTCTTTAGGCGCAGTATAGTTATTCAGTGCCTGGCGAAGTTCTTCTAGCTTTGTTTCTTGAGTGTCCATGTTCCATCCTTGTTGTCTATCCATTCAACAATGTCTCCCTCGCGCCAGCCTAGTTTTTCACAGAGTTCTTCGCCAAGTTCAATCATTACACCCTCAGGATCGTCGGGGTCTTCAATTAAAGTTCTAATAAATCTTTGTTCGCTGTCTGGATACATTCTATCACACTTCCCATACATAGGGTCCAGATTTTGGTACTGCAAAATTCAAATAGGTTTCAATTTTTTCTAGATCATGTCGCGACTTCAAACTTACCAGTTCATTGGCAAAGTGCAGCTCAACCCCAAGGTCCAATGCCAGGTTCAGCAATTCCAAACGTCGTGTGATGTCATCGGTCAAACAGTACATACTACAAAGCACAATACCATCAGGCTTTTCGCGTATGTACCATTCAAGCCCTGGTTGCCAATCCATGTGTTCATTTTCAAACTCATAACTGGTGTAGGCTATTTTGTTTTTCACACAGTAAGGTTCAATCACAGCTCGTTGCATAGGCAATGGTATGTGTTTGCTGAACGCACTGTTCCAACCAGCATAAGTGATAAATCGTGCACCGGTGTAATCTTGCTGAACTGCTACTTCATAATCACCGGGCAAGCGCATGAACCCGCCTGGTAATCTTCGTCCCCACTCCTCACCTTCAATCAAGATACGCATGTCCATGCTCACACGAGTGTAGCCTTCTTGATTGTTTTTGTTGCCATGCAAGTGTTCTTGAAAGAACAAATGACTCTGTCCAGGTTTCAATGTCACTGGCCAGGCGTGTTTGAGACATTCGTCTTCAAATCTATCCAGGCTCCATTTTTCAGCAAGTACCTGCTTGGTAATTTCTCTACTGATATCCAGATCCAACATCCACATTGTATTGGTACCGCGAGCTTCGGTAAATGGCGTCCAGATAGTTCTGCAGCCTCGTCCATTGCCCACAAATATACCTTGATGGAAAGCCAATCTTCTACCCACGCTTTCTTGATTGGGTATCACAACACGCAGTGTGCCTTGACGTTGTATCATGTAACGGCGATTGCCAATACGATCAGGCACACATTCTGCTGCAAAAGCATCAAATCTTTCCATGAAATCTCTACGACTACAGGAGTTTTGCACATGATTACTCACACGCAAAATCTCTGCAGCATCAAGAACTTCATGCAAGGTTTCCAGTTCCTTGACCTGAGGTGCTACTTCTTGTATCACGCTCAGTGCCCAAGAAGGCCAATTATATTTGGCCAGATCATATTGATAGACTTTGTTGTTCCAGTGGATCTGGGTCTCAGTAAGGGCAGTCATTTATTTGCACAAGGCCTCTTTTTCGGCAGTGATTTCTTTGCGTCGTTCTTTGATCGCTTTGCTGAGTTCTTGCAAAGCCTTGCGAGCACGAGCTGCTGATGCTTTTACGCCTTTCTGACTGAATTTTTCATTTTCAGTAATATAGGTTTCAAACGCACGTTTGATGATATCGTGATTGCTTTCGTTCATGTAAATCTCCTTTGTAAGTTGTTAAATTATATAACCCTTGACAGGGATATGTCAAGATAATTGATTAATAGTAGATGTGACGTCGATTCCAAACGTCCCAAATAACCACATCTTCCCATCCGTTTGACCAGGTGGTGCAGAATCTATCGTAAGTGTATCGATCAAAGATCTTCATTTTGTTGCCATCCACTGAAAAAGCATTGTATGAAGATGATCGTGCCCAATCGCGTAGCTTTTTTTCAGCTCCTGCGTCGCGATATATTATTAGGTACAGAGCTTCAGTGGTATTGTGTGTCAATGCAGTTGTGTAGATTGCAGAGCAGGACTCATCAAGCTGTCCAGGTCTTGTACACTTTCATTGAGTTCAAAAACAGTGTCGTCCCAATTCTCTGCTGCTGTGTTAGAAACACCAAACAAGCGCATCAGTGCACCTGCCGAAACCTGTTTGATACCGTTGTCATACAGTACCAACAAAACTTGATGCATGGCGACTTTAAGTCGCTGTTCAAGGATATCTTCCATCATAGTAATATTTATTTAAAGCCGACGCACTAACAGCCAATTTTCTGTATGCCACGGCGTGTTGTTGTTTAGATATTGAGCCCAGGGTTCATGATCGTACATAGTCAAGTCTTGTACTTGACAGCCTTGATCAAGTGCCATGGATACCATGGGATAACCCAGCAGTTTATCATGGCTGGTTATCATAACACCACCGGGCATCAGACATCGAACAGCCCATTGAGCTGCGTGCCATCGAGCCTGCCGACCTGCTGGTGTGTAGGTACGACCTATGTCGTTTTCAATGTATGTGGCTGGGATCACTGTGGTTAATTGTGCAGCATCTATGCACCAAACGTTTGGTAGCTTGGTACGATTAACTAGATCTATGCCCATAACTTGATCCTGCCCCCAATGCTGATTCATGGCTTCAAGGGTATGTCCCCAGCCCACGCCAAGTTGTATTTTGATTCCATGATCTGGTACCAAATGCCTAGCTAGGTTTTCAAAAAATATAAAACTTTTGTATAAATGGGGAGGATCGTGATCTTGGTATGTGTCCACATACTGTTGTTCAGTTGGATCACTTAACATACAAATACTTAGTGATAGATTATACAGTCAAACAAAAAGGCCCTTGCGGGCCTTGGAAGCAAACAGCCAGACTGCTTAGGCCATTTCTTTCTGTTTGCTTGTGGTTGCGGCCTTGGCCTTGCCACCTGTTTTAAGTGTTACACTAACCTCACTCTTGCGACCTTCGCGGCTTTTCTCCGCAATCTTGTTGGCTACAACATAGCCAGCGTCGCCTTCAGTGATACCCAAGCCCTGCAAATGTTGCAGTGCTTCAAGCTTGGTCATGGGGCGTGGAAGCTCCATCAAATTGATATCAGTACAGCCTGCTTTGTTTAGGATTTTGATACGTGCCACCAAGTCATTAGCAAAACGTGCCTTGACAGTTCCATCAGGATTGGTTGCAGTACCAGCTACAGTGAAGAGTTTTTCAGTTGCCATAATGTTTTGCCTTTCGTTGCCTAAAAGTTGTTTAAAAGTGCATGCCAATTTATTAGCATACCCATATTGTAGCAAAAAGAGATTTATTGGTCAACCTTTTTTGCTATTTGAAAACTCAAGATTTTGCCAGAATCTGCTGGATGTTACTTGAATATTCCAAATCCCGTAATCGCGCCATAAGGTCGCGATTTTGCTGCGATACTGCTTCAAAAGTGCGGAAACAGCGATCAAACTTGTGTTCATAGACTGCTTGAAATGCCCGAAGCACAGTAATGGCTTTTTCCATATCAAGACGGTCATTTTCCATATCATCTAAGGTTTCACCAAGATCATCGGTTAAACTCCAACATCTTAGTATGTCTTGTTCTAGGTCAAAATTATCAGTTGTCATTGAGCTAACTCCTTACTTTGTGTTTTGATCTTGTCTACACCTTGATCCAGTATCCGTGCCACACCAGCGAATCCCACTGTGGCCACTACTAATCCCAATACAAAGCCAATCACTAAGTTTTTCATCATTTACTCCTTTTCTTTTTCAAACTACCGCGACCCGGAGTCAACGTGTCGCCAGACATATGGGTCTTGTATGCATGGCAACATTTGCACAATGTCTGCAGATTACGAGGACGATTGTCAGTGGGGTCACCGTTACGGTGATCAACATCTAACATACCTGACCAAAAAATTGTGGTCGTACACGCTTTACCCAATCTACCATCTATGTTTTGGCAGTAATCCTTGCGATGTTTGAGAGTCGGATGCCAAGTATGCTTCTGGTGGGTAGAACAAATATAATGTCCAAATCTTTTACGCCAACGATAGGTACCATCATCATATTGATAGCAATACATTGCTTTGTTACTACATCCTGATACCTCACATGTAGGACGACGATTCATAGTGGTACGATCATTTTTGCGCTTGACACGGACTCGTTTTGTTGTCATGATGATGCCTTTACCAACTTGAGTTGTAAAATACTCGCAAGCCCATGAACAGCTCAGCTCGAGCTTTGCGCACGAAATCTAGATCCTGCTCACGATAATAGTCGTCAGCATCAGTACCAAAAAAGAATCCCACAGTATCAGGCAGTTCTCCTGACTTAATGTCATGTTCCAGCTGCTCAAGATCTTGCCATGTGAGCTCTAGCTCAACGCCGTTGAACCCAGGATCCTGGGCAGGATCAGTTATTTTACTGCGCCATAGTTTTTCCATCCAACCATGTAGGTTAGGATGCTTGCGCCAGTAGGCAATTTCACGTGAGTTGTGATTATCGGTCCAGTGACTAGCAGGTTCAGCTGCCACATACGCATACATATCCAGTCCCATATTAATTTTCCTTACGTCCATTTGATTTAGGGAATTTACTACACCATATACATCGAGTAGAACACACACCGTAAAAATACAAGCCTGTGTCAAACAACGTTCTAGCACAACCTTGGCAGACAAACTTTTGCATGGGTGGCCCGTAAGGACCATCAATAGCTTGTTGTTGTTTGGTGCCAGGCTCTCCTGTGATAGGTCTTGCTTGCATTATCTGATCCTAACTTGGTCTAGATCCATTGGGCTACCATATACTCTATGTCCTATGCGGCGTACAGTTTCTGCCATGTGTTGTGGATTATCTTCAAATGCCTGTACAATGTCTTGAACTGTGACCCCATCGTCTAGTGTGACAATATAAATTTCATAATTGCGTTGAGGATTAAACTGAGCTCGCAATTTCCAATGCAGCAAGTTGGGCGGCATTGGAAGCTTTTGTGAATCCTCGCCTTTGAGAACTGCCCAGGTACGTTTTTTTGATATATCAGAAACGTTTACTGCGGACTCTAGTCCCTGGCAGTCCCACATCAATGCAATAGTGTCTGAGCTCATTGTATTCTATTGGTAAAAACAGAAACACCTAGTTTGGGCAATACGCCCGAGCTTGCGGCATGCAGTTGTTCTCTAGGAAATACAATCACATCACCGGGCACCCAGGGTACATAGCAATCAAATTCAAGTCCTTCTAGGTCCTCAATATCTAGATGCTGCAAGTATCTATTATAGACATCCTGATTAAAAGGTCGACCAGAATAGCCTTGTACGTTGCGATAATCTGTGATCACTTGATTACGGGGTTCTCCGTTGGGCTGATACAGATTCTGATCAGGCTGTGGCTGTTTGGTAAACTTACTGCATCTTCCGGTCCAGTAATTTTGGAAAAACACAGTTCCGATATCACCCTCAACGGTCAACGGTAATATCATGCCCTGGTAGATCTGCTGGTGTGCTTCTCCCAGACCGCTGTCCACATGCACAGGAAATCTGCTGTTGATGTTGTGAAAAAACTGCACCATTTCAACCTCATAGTCTTCCGAGTGCAGGTACTTTATTACTGGTTCTAACAGATGTTGCGGCCATTTCCCACTGTTCCACTCAGGTGCTTTGCTAACACAATCTGGTCTGGAATCTACTAGGTCATCAGGTTCTTCAAACCATGTGCAAAGATCAGTTCTAACTGACTCCGGTACAATGTTCTTGTAAACAGTAACTGGTGGAATCACGCCTCAACTCCGAAATGTTTTGCAATTGCTAATCCAACCCAGGCTACACCTGTTTTTTCTTTATCATCATCAAGCATAGCATCTACTTTGTCAACCTGTGTCAGGCATTCCTTCACAATCAA